TTCTTTTGTATATGGGATAACTTCATCAACATATTCTAATGAAAGTAACATTTCACGTCTTTCACTGACTGATAAAATAGGTTTACATTTTTCAGGGCGTTCTTCACTTGGATCTCTATGTAAAAAAACTACAAATTCATCACAGTAATGTCTACACTCTTTAAACATAGCAATGTACCCTGGGTGGATCACATCAAAATTTCCTGCTATTACTCCTACTTTATTCATTGTTCTAAAAATATTACGGCACTAGTTCCTAGAATCATCCCTACAATTTGGGTTGTAGTTAAGGGTTCTTTATAGTATAACCAACTTACCAAGGTTAAAAATATTACATTTGAAAGAGAAAATATCAAACTTGCTACAGCTATGTTTTTTGTTTTAAAACTAAAAGCTAAACAAATTAAACCTATAATCCAAACTCCCATTCCTATAAGGAATGTAAACCAGTTATCGTTTAAAGACCATTGTTTCATAAAAATGTCTCCAACGGTTAAAACTAAACCTCCAATTAAAACTAAAATTAAACCTGTATTCATTGTACTACTTTTTTAGGTCGACCACGTCTTTCAACAGATTTTCCGGATTTATCAAATGTTTTTAAACAGTACATATAGAACTCTTCTATAGTGCCATCAAAATTTCCAATGTGAAGATAATAATCTTCTCTAGACATGACAAACTCTCTTAAAAAACCATCTCTAAGAGCTTTCAAACGAGTAGCTTCGTCCTTTTCAAAATCCTCGATCAAACGTTTTCTACGTGCCAGATCAACACTGTTTTTTTCTAGGAGTTTTCTAATATCTCCATTGTATTTTACATACAAATCATTGATTTCTAACTCAGTTAATTTCCATTGCCAGAAGTAATGCGAAAACTCATATTCCCCGTTTTTAATACGCTCAATAAATTTGGCTCCACGTGGTAATGGTTTAATTTTTGAAGCAAAACGTCTCCACCACATAAATTGATTGTAATTTAGTGGTTGCAATTTTGAGATTTCTCGTTTTACTAGCTTGGGATCAGATGTATTGTATAACATAACCTTTATTTTCGTTGAATATAAGAAAAATATTTTAAAAATCCAAATATCTTTATGAAAAAAATAAGGAGCTCCTAATGGAGCTCCAAATATTTTTGAAAAGAATATTAATTATTTATATGGCACGTAAGATGTACCCTTACCTGATTTAACTGCTTTTAAAATTTGTTTACGTTGTTTTCCTGTTGATTCGTAAGAAACGTGTACCCAATCAGGATTGTCATTTGTACCAAATTCCCAGATCAATTGATCAAAGTTAAGGTTATCCTTAATGAAATTAAAGATGTCTGCATTCTTAACTGTAGTACCATCCATATCAATATCAATAGCTTCACCTGTACAATGTTGTGAACTTAAAGCACCACCAACTGCTGTATTCAATGCTTTGCTACGGTATCCAGATGAAAGGATAATAGGAACTCCAAAATGTTCTCTAATAGGTTGGAATACTTTTTCTGCTAACAACTTAAAATTTTCAATGTGTTCTGGGGTTGGCATGTTGCTAATGCCTTTTCTTTTAGCAGTTTCTGATCTCATTACTTCTGCTAGAGCTAAATTTTTACTTAATTGCATAATTTATTTTTTAAAATATAATTGTGATTCTGCTTCTCTTCTTCTTACTAAACCTTTTAAAGTTTTACCTCCAGCTTTTACCCATTTCATAAATTCTAAATGAATGGTTTCATCTTCTGGGTTTAGGTTAACTTTTTTAAGTAAAGTTGAAGATTTTAAATTTGCGGGACCTAAGTTATAGGCAAAAGATACTAACGCATCAAATTGATTTTGGTTGATATCATCTCTACAGTAACTATCTACATACTTTTCAAAACTTACGAGCATGTTTTGCAACAATGCTGTTCCTTCTTGTTCAGTAATAGCTTTATCAGCCATTGTTACTTTTTTACCATCTGGGTAAAATGTAGCTCCATATCCAATTGTAGGAATGCCTGCGGGGCATTTGTAAGGGGCGGAGCGAAAGCCTTCCATTGATTTAATTATTTCAATTCCGGCTGTACCTGTTTTAGTTATTTTCATTTTTTTCTTTTTTTTCTTCTGCTTTTTTCTTTAATGAGAGGACTCTTCCTGCTGTTGTAATACCAAATGCACCTAAAGTAAGAATCATAAATCCATCAAAAATAAATTCTTTAATTATTAACTCTTTACTCCAAATACCTGTTACTACATCTACTAAAAGAACGAATACCATTGCAAAAAATGATATTACTCCTACAAATGCTTGTTCGTTGATATGATTATCATCCGAAATCAATTCTCTAAAAAATTTTCTCATAATGTTTCGTTTTATTATAAATATTAGAGAATTTTGATAATTTTAGGTCTTATAGCTTCTGGGATTTTAAATTCCCATTTTAATGGAGGGCTTTCTTTTTTATTTCTTTGTTCTTTAATGTAATCTTCAGATCTGTATTCTTTAGGAGCATTAATAAAAAGTAAATTTCCAGTTGGGGTATCTAAATCCATTTGATAAAATGTTAAATCAAGAGCCATAACAGAACTATCTTCATATGAATAATACATCCAAACATTATCTACAGCAGACCAATATAGCCAATGGTTTAAAATATCTAAACGTTTAGTTATACTATCATGAAATAAAGAAAGTGTTGAAATTTGATTATTTAATTCTTGGTTTTGGATACGATAAGATGATAGTTGCTTTTTTAAAGTATCTATTTTTGATTTTTGATTTTCAAAAATATTATTTATATCATCTGCTTGTTTTTTTGTTAAAATTACAACAGTATCCCCATTAATTATCGTCTGGATCGGGTAATTTGATTGGGATAAAGTCAAATTTGTTACCATCAGAAATAGAAATAGGCTTAGTTTTTTCATTTTCGAGTTGTTTTTTTGTTACATTTAATTGTTCATCTGCAACCTCTACTTTTTCTACTAAACCTTGATTTTCTGCTTCTAAAGAAGATACTTCTTCTGAAAGATTATTTACTTGTGATTTTAATGATTTATTGCTGGATTTTAATGATTTATTATCATCTTCAAGCTGAGCGTTTTCATTGGTTAAAACTGCATTGTCTTCAACTACAACTACATGACTATCGGCATTTGCATAGATTTGCAATATTACTAAAAATACAATTGCTAAAACTGAAGCCGTTAATAGAGCTAATTTTTTCATTATCGAGTTTTTTTAGGGCTTATCATAATAAGATCTTTTAAACTTTCTAATGCTTTAGTATTATTATTTACAGCGTCAACAGTTTTGTGGGCGTCTTTGGTAATGTAATCATTTAATTCCTTTTGAAGATCTTCTACTTTTTTCTTAAGTGAATCTTCAGAAGCAATCTGACGTTTTAACATAAACCAAAGAACGGCTCCTAAACCAAGTACAATAACACCTAAGGCACCATATTGAGTAAGAGTTTCAAATATTCCAAATGAAGGGGCTGCTGAAAGGATCATGATTTTTTAGTTTTTTTAGCTTCTTTAGCTTCTTTTAATTCAGCTTCAAGTTCTTCAATACGTTTTTTCATTTCATCTTTTTCGGCCATATGTTTTTTAAACATATACCAACCAATTGCGCCTAATGCTAATACTACTAAACCTAGCATACCATAGTCTACTAATGCTTGGTAAGGCCCTAAATCTGCTCCGGGAGATGCTGCTGTTGAATCTGTCATTTTTATTATAAATATAAAAAAAAGTTAAAAAATTTATTACCCCTCACAAGCTACGCAATTATCGTCCCTTGAAATAGTATCGCCACGTAAAATTGATTCGGAACGCATATAGTAAAGTGTTTTAATACCTTCTTTCCAAGCCAATTTATGCACATCACTAATATATCTAGGTGAATCTGAAGGGTCAAATGTTAAATTCAATGAAATTGCTTGGTCAACATACTTTTGTCTAATTCCATTTTGGCGAATAATTTCGTATGGGTTAATTTCTTTAAATGTTAAGAAAATTTCCTTTTCCTCGTCACTTAAGATGTAATTAGGTAACCCCATTACTGAACCTTTATCTTTAGCAATTTG